GCAAGGATCCCGGAGATGCCGCGCGGTCGGGGATAGACCTGAACGAGTGGATCAAAGCAGGGCTGCCGCCGGCGCTGACGATCGAGGGGCCGGACGGCAAGGCGGGAAGGCGGGGAAAACCGGCGGAAACCGGCTCTGGCGGCGAGAAGTCGGCTGGCAGGGGTGTGGATAAGGCTCCGGCTGGAAAAACGCCGCCAGGCGCGTCGGAAGCGGGTCAAAACGGGTCAAACGCGGCAAGATCGGGTCAAAGCGGGTCAATGCCGGCATTGGCGGCAACGGCCATCCCCGATGGCACGCCGGAAGCCGTCCGCGAGCTTTACGGCCTGCTGCGGAAGAACCCGGCCGTCCGGATCGTCAACGAGCCGGGCCGTCTGGCCGTCCTGCGCGACGGGAAGTATGTCGGCGGCCGGATCGCCGAATTGGTCTTCCGAGTCCCGGAGGTCACGGAGTATATCACAAACCACCCCGACGCCGAGATCGCGGCCGGGAACCTGCTGACAAGGGGCGAAGATGAAAGTTGACGAACAGTCCGCATCCTTCGCCAACATCGCCGACGTCCTCGGCCACCTGAAGCGGGCGGGCTGGAAGGTCACGCGGTCGAGCCTGTACCGCCACCACCAGGAGGGGAAGTTCGTCGCCCGCGACGGCGCGTATCTCAGCAAGGACGTGGACCGCTACGCCAGGACCTGGCTGAAGAAGGAATCCACCGGGAAGCGGGAGCGCGACGGCATCGACGAACTCCAGCACAAGAAAGCCGAGAGGGAGCTGAAGCGCCTTGACCTGGAGATCCAGCAGCGGGAGCTGGTCTACGCGAAGGAGCTGGGCAAGCTGGTCCCGCGCGAGCAGATCGAGGTCGAAATGGCCGGAAGGGCGGCAGTCCTGGACGCCGGGCTGCGTCACTGGGTCCACGCGAACGCCGCGGAGTGGGTCCGGACGGTCGCCGGCGACTCGAAGAAGGTCGGCGATCTGATCCTGCTGATGGGCCGGTCGCTCGACGAGCACATCAACAATTACGCGGCGCCCCGGGACTACCGGATCGTCATCGAGGACGAACCGGAGCCGGCGGAGGAGATCGCGAAGGGAGGTGACGACGACGGAAGCGAAGAAGCGGGAGAGGGGTATTACGGAATCACGGCCGAAGCCGAAGACGTTCAAGGCTGAGATCCGCGGGTTTTATCGGAACATGAAAAACGAGAATGACGGGAGGTGATGCCAGGTGGAATTGACGGTATCGGAACAGGAGAGGCTTTCTGAATTGGAACGGGTCATCAAGGACGGCCTGATGACATTCATCGATGTGGGCGCGTCCCTCCTGGAGATCCGCAACAGCCGCCTCTACCGGCATGAATATGGGACGTTCGAGGAATACTGCCGGACGAAGTGGGGGATGAGCCGAATACATGCACACAGGCTCATCAAAGCTCATGAGGTTGTCACTGCATTGTTACCCCTGGGTAACAATGCAAATCCAGAAGCGGATGATTTGTTACCAATCAAATTCCTCGCCGCTGAAGCATGCAGAAAGAAAAAAGAAAGTCGGTTCCCGATGAAAGGGGGCAAGAGAACGGCATGAATTCCCCATGCTGACCACCATCCGCATACCCAGAAGCGCGCCATACCTCCCGCCGTCCCTGCGGGAGCCGGGGCGGCAGATCGGCCATGTCATCCGCTTCAGCGAGTCGGAGCGGAAGATCCTGCGGAAGCACAGGCCGATACCGGTGTCGCGGTGGGCGGAGCGGTACCGCTACGTCACGATGTCGGTCCTGCCGGGCCGCTGGCGGAACGACACCACGCCCCATCTGCGGGCGATCATGGATTCGTCGTTCTTCCCGTCCGTCCAGACCATCATCCTCTGCAAGGCCCCCCAGGTCGGCGCCACGGAGTCAGTCCTGAACTGCCTGGCCTACGCCATCGACCGGGACCCGGGGCCGGCCCTGTGCGTTTACCCCGACGAATTGACGGCGAAGGAGAACTCCCAGGACCGCATCATGCCGATGATCAAGAAGTCGCCCCGGCTTCGCGGCTACCTGACCGGCCAGGACGACGACGCCTCGATCCTGCGGATCGGGTTCCAGCACATGCCGGTTTATATGGCCTGGGCGCGCTCGGCGGCGCGGCTGGCCAACAAGCCGATCCGCTTCCTCATCTTCGACGAGGTGGACAAGTACCCGGACACGGCCGGCAAGCGGGAGGCGGACCCGATCTCCCTGGGCGAGGCGCGGACGACCACCTTCCGCCACAACCGGAAGATCTGGAAGATCTCCACGCCGACGACGGAAACGGGAAATATCTGGAGGGCCCTCACCACCGAGGCCCAGGCGGTCTTCGACTATTGGGTGGTCTGCCCCACCTGCGGCCACGAGCACCGGATGTCCTTCGGGCAGATCAAGTGGGCGCACAAGGAGGAGCCGGGTCCGGACGGCAAACGGCACTCCGAGGATCCGGAGACGATCGAGGCGGAGAAGCTGGCCTGGTACGAGTGCCCCTACTGCGCCGCCGAGTGGAACGACTACGACCGCGACCTGGCCGTCCGCCGCGGCCGCTGGCGGGACCGCGAGACGGAGCAGCCCATCGGGGAGTACCTGCGGGACAGGCGGCCCGTAAAGATCGGATTCCACATCCCGTCGTGGATCTCGCCCTTCGTCTCCTTCTCCGCCGTGGCGGCGTCCTTCCTGCGCGGGCTGACGGACATGGCGAAGTTCAAGGACTTCCACAACAAGCACCTGGCCGAGCCGTGGAAGATGGTCGTTGTCTCGAAGAACGAGGACCAGATCCTCTCCGCCCGGTGCGATGTCCCGCAGCAGACCGTACCGGAGGCCGCCGTCGCGCTCACCTGCGGCGTGGACGTCCAGAAGGACGGCTTCTGGTTCGCCGTGCGGGCCTGGTCGCCCTCGCTCACGAGCTGGCTGATCCACTACGGGTTCCTGGCGACCTGGGAGGACGTGGAGCGCCTGGTCTACGACACTTCCTACCCAGTGGCCGGCCGCGAAGGCAAGACGATGCGGATTTTCCGGGCGGCCGTCGATACGGGCGGCACGGGGAAGTACGAGGACATGACGATGACCGAGGAGACCTACCTCTGGATCATCCAGAACCGGGGCCGTGGCGGCGTTTCGCTCTGGGGGACGAAGGGCGCCAGCGCGCCGCTGCCGGGGATGCTGAAGCTCGGCCCGGAGAACCTGACGACGGCCTCCGGCAAGAAGCTCCCCGCCGGGATCCGCATCCTCTCCGTGGACACGGACAAGGCCAAGGACCAGTACCATTATCGCCTGCAGATGGCCTCCGCCGCCGACACGCGGGAGCTGCCCGGCGCCGGATTCCTCCACGCCGACACGGGCATGGACTACGCCCGGCAGATCCTGGCGGAGCGCAAGGAGCTTGACGAAAAGGGCCGCGAGCAGTGGGTGAACGTCCACCAGCGTCCGAATCACCTCCTGGATGCGGAGACGTTAGCGGCGGCCTGCGTCGAGATGGAGTTCCCCGGCGGAGGACTGCGCCTCATCGCATCCCGTTCGGCGGGCGACGGGGCCGCGCCCGCGGCCGATCCCGCCCGCAAGCGCCCGGAAGGCGGGATCCTGAAGCGGAAGACGGGATGGTTTCGGAAATAATGGCGGACTGTCAGAGCAAGCATATCCTCTGGACGGCGGAAGTGATCGCAAAATATCTCGGCGTGTCCAGAAACAAGTTCTACTCGCTCGTTCAGATGGGCCTGCCGGCCGTGGTTATCGACGGCAAATGGTGCGCCCACTCCGAGAATCTGGAGGCCTTTTTCCGGGCCGGGACAGGCAAGCCGTCGAAGAAGATTCCCGAGGACGCGGAGTGAAATAAAAACCATGTCAATACCCTTTTTCTGTTCAAACAATACCCTTTCTCTGTTCAGAATCGTCCCGTCTGCGTTTTTCCCGAAAAACCCGTGATACTGTCGATGCCAGTCAAGCCACCACTTTATCCGGGGTCTGAATGGCACATCCCGAACCTCTTGAAATCATCGCCGGCGACACCCTGACCTGGATTCGGCGCGATGTCGAAGCGGCCTATGAAAACGACGCGGGCGAGATCCAATACGAGGACATCAAGGCCTCCGAAGGATGGACGCTGAAATATGTCGCCGTCGGCCAGTTAGGCTCCATCACCATCACGGCAAGCGCCGACACGGACGACCCGGACGATTTCTGCTTCACCGCCACCGCTGCGGTAACGGCGGCTTACGTCGTCGGAGACTACAAGTGGCAGATCGTCGCCACGAAAACCACCACCCGCTACACCATCGATTCCGGCGTTGTCTCCGTAACGGACAACATCGCCGGGCGCAGCGCCCTCTATGACAACCGCAGCCACGCAAAAAAAATGCTGGATGCGATCCAAGCCGTTCTCGAGGGGCGCGCGACCTCCGATGTGGCGCAGTACAGCATCTCCGGCCGCAGCATCGTGAAAATGCCCATTTTAGATCTGTTGAGGATGAAGGCGCTTTATGCGGCGGAGTATGAATCCGAACAGGCGGCCGACCGGATCGCCGCCGGCCTGAATCCAGGCAACAAGATCCGGACCCGTTTCATCTGATGGAGCCGACTCGATGCAGTTGATCGACAACCTTCTGGCCCGTTTCGGATATGTCAACCGCGCCTCCATGCGCGCCGCCCGCCGCGATTACGATATCGCCCGCATCGACAACCTGACCAGCAGCTTCCGCGCGCCCGTGACGACCGGCGACGCGGAGCTGCGCTATTCCCTTGTGACGGCCCGCGCCCGCTCCCGCGAGCTGGAGCGGAACAACGATTACGCGCAGAAGTACCTCAAGATGTGCGAGGTCAACGTGGTCGGCCGGGCCGGATTCACCCTGAAGAACCTCGCCAGGGACCCGAACGGGACCTATGACCGCGTCGCCAACGACCTGATCGAGTGGGAGTGGTGGCGCTGGGGCCGCAAGGGGAACTGCACCGTGGACGGCCGGTTGTCGTTCCTGGGCGTCCAGAAGCTGTTTATCCGCACGGTCGCGCGCGACGGGGAGTTCCTGGCGCGGATCATCCGCGGGTTCGACAACCCCTGGCGGTTCGCCCTGCAGATCCTGGAAGGCGACATGCTCAACGAGGCCCACAACGTCGAGGCCGGAAACGGGAAAAACAAGATCCGAATGGGCATCGAATACGACAAGTGGAACCGCCCCGTCGCGTACCATTTGCGGACCCGGCACCCCGGGGACGGATACATGACCATCAACGCCGGGACGCAGCAGGAATCTGTCCGCGTCCCTGCCGCCGAGATCATCCATTGCTACGTCCCCCAGCGGTCCACGCAGGGGCGCGGCGTACCCTGGATGCACACCGCCGCCCGCCGCCTGAACCAGGTGGGCGAGTACGAATACGCCGAAGTGGTCGCCGCCCGCATGGGGGCCTCCAAGATGGGCTTCTACGAGAAAACGGACCCGATGGCGATCGGGGCGTATCCCGGCATGGACGGGTCGGACGAGGCCGGCAACCCGATTTCCTATGTCGAGGCCGGGCAGATCGAGAAGCTGCCGGCGGGATACAAATTCACAGCCTACACCCCGGATCATCCGACGGCGCAGTATGCCGATTTCATCAAGGGGAGCCTGCGCGGCGTCTCCGCCGGGATGAATGTCAGCTACAACGGCCTGGCCAACGACCTGGAGGGCGTCAACTTCAGCTCCATGCGGGTCGGCGCCATCGACGAGCGCGACAACTGGAAGACGATCCAGGGCTGGATGATGGAGGACTTCCTCGATCAGGTGTACGCCTCCTGGCTGGAGATGCTCCTGCTGACGAACCGCACCAGCCTGCCCTATTCAAAATACGAAAAATTCAACGCCCCGGACTGGCGGGGGCGTACCTACGACTGGGTGGACCCGGAAAAGGACATCGAGGCCGAGCTGAAATGCGTCCGCGCGAAGTGGAAGACCGAGCGGCAGGTCGTCCTGGAGCGGTTCAACATGGACCTGGAGGACCTTTACGCGCAGATCGCCCAGGATGAGGCCCTGAAAAAGAAATACGGGATCAAGTCCGATTTCGGCGAAACCGTCGGACGCCTGACTGGAAAAGACCCCGCGAAGCCCGACGGGCCCGGGAAGGAGAGCGACGGGGAAGAAGGAGGAGAGGATGAAGAATAAACGCAGGAAAGACATGCGGTCGATCCGAATGGGGACCATGAACCGCACGGCGCATTTCGACGAGCGGACTTTCGATTTGGAAGCCCGCACGGTGGAGCTGTCGTTCTCCTCGGAAGAGCCTTACGAGCGCTACTGGGGAGTTGAAATACTGGGTCACAACCCGGACGAGGTGCGCCTGGGCCGGATCAACGACGGCGGCGCGTTTTTGATGGACCACAACACCCGCGACCAGGTGGGCGTTGTCGAGAAATCCTGGATCGATCAGGCCACCCGCAAAGGGCGGGCGCTGGTGCGCTTCGGAAAAAGCGCGCGGGCCGCGGAGATCTTCCAGGACGTGGTGGACAGCATCCGCCGGAACGTCTCGGTCAGCTACAGCGTACTCAAGATGAAGCTGATCAAGTCCGAGGCGATCGACGGGGGGAAATCCAGCATCGAGACCTATCGCGTGGTCGATTGGGAGCCGCTGGAGATCAGCCTGGTCAGCGTCCCGGCGGATGTCACCGTCGGCGTCGGCAGGGACGGCGGGGAGCAGGAAAGAGAAGTCGCAATTGAAATTCCACAACAGGAGGAAAAAGACAACATGAAAAAGTGCAATATCTGCGGCGCCGAATATGACGGCGTGGAGTGCCCCGTTTGCGCGAGGGCGAAAGAAGCGGCGCAGCGAGCCGCACAGGATGCGGTCAAGGCCGAACAGACCCGCGTCTCCGAGATCATGGCCATTGCCAAGAAACACGGCCTGATCGAGGATGGCGCACGATACATTTCGGAGGGGAAAACCGTCGCGGAATTCAAGGATTTCGTGATCGGGAAGCTGACCGCTTCACCGGACGACATCGACCCCGACGCCGGACCGGAAGGGAGGACGCACATCCCCGACCAGCCGATTTACCGCGGCAGCCCGGCGGCGATGCTTGGGCAGCAGCTCATGGACATCCGGACCATGTCGCGTCCGGACAGCCACCGCGCCTCCGACGTGGCCGCCGCCCGCAGCCGGCTGGAAAGGGCGCAGCGCCGCCACGAGGTCATTCTTGAGGAGGCGGCCCGCCGGGAGAACCGGGCGGCCGGAACGGGCGGCTTCACCGCCGGCGTCCCGTCCGAGGGCGGGTTCTTCCTGCAGGGGGAGACGGCCATCGACCTCATGACCAACGGGTTCAACAACTCCGAGGTCCTCTCCCGCTGCCAGTCCCGGACGCTCAATCCGGGGACACAGTTCCTGGAGATCGTCGGAATCGACGAAACCAGCCGCGCCAACGGTTCCCGTGGTGGCGGCGTCCGCGTCTACACCACGGCGGAGCTGGAATCGCTGACCCAGTCCAAGACCAAGTTCAACAAGATCCGCATCGAGCCGAAAAAGCTGACCGGCCTGTACTACGCCTCGGGCGAGATCATTTCCAACGTCACGTTCCTGGGGCAGGAAATGCGGCAGCTCTTCGGCGAGGAGTTCGCCTTCAAGTGCCAGGACCAGGTCATCAACGGCTCCGGCGCGGGCGAGCCGCTGGGCGTCGTCAATGCCGGCTGCACAGTGTCCGTCTCCAAGGAGACCGGGCAGGCCGCCGCGACGATCGTCACGAAAAACCTCTCCAAGATGTGGGCGCGCGCGATCGGGCGTCGGCAGAACATGGTCTGGATGATCAACCGCGACACGAACCCGCAGATCGATGAGCTGTCCATCCCCGCCGGTACCGGCGCGCTGGAGCCGCGGTTCGTGACCTTCGACGCGGCCGGCGTCACGCGGATCAAGGGCGCCCCGGTCGTCGAGATCGAGCAGTGCGCCACCCTGGGCACAGTCGGCGACATCATCCTGGCCGATTTCAGCCAGTACATCACGGCCAACAAGGGCGACATCAACGAGGCGATGAGCATTCACGTCAGCTTCATCTATGACCAGGAGACGTTCCGGTTCATCTATTACTTCGACGGTCAGCCCCGCTGGGCGTCCGCCATCACGCCGTACAAGGGGAGCAGCACGGTCAGCCCCTTCGTGACGCTGGCGACCCGGGCCTAAACCTTGAACCCTGAACCTTGCACCTTTTGAAGGAGGATTGAAAAAATGAGATTCATCGAAAATTACAAAATTGTTCCGGTGGGGGTGGACATCGACTTCAACACCGCCGCGAGCAACCTGAGCGATTCCATCAACATGAAGAACTACCACCGGGCGACGTTCCTGATCCAGCTCTACGACATCGGGACCGCCAGCCCCGTCCTGATCGCCTACTCCGGCGCCACGGACGCGGCCTGCACGAGCGCCCTGAAGTTCCGGTATGCCTTCGGCTCCGCCGCGCAGGCCTCCGCGAATTGCGATGTCCTGGCGGACTGGACGCTGTGCGAGGCCACGGGCCTGACGCTGACCCACGGCACATACGATAATTATCTGCTGGTGGTGGAGATCGACGGGGCGCAGATGGACGTCGCCAACGGAGAGGAATGGCTGACCCTCGATTTCACCGATCCGGGCGGAGCGACCGGCCAGGCGATCGTCATCGCCATCCTGGAGCCGCGCTACACGGGCAACCAGTCCGCGACGGCGCTGGCGTAATCTTAACCCCTTTGACCTTTGCCCGGCCCTTAACGGGGCCGGGCGCCCCCTCCGGGGCGAAGGAGAATGAACATGAGCAGGACAAAGTGCGAATACAATTGGCAGAACACGGGCCGACAGGTCTTCTACGACGGCGTGACCTTCGAGACGCTGCTGGCGATGTACCCCTTCCATTTCGTTGACGACTTCGAGGGCTCCGTCATCAAGACGGTCGGCTCCGGCATCGCCGGCTGGACGGTGAAGGACACAAGCGCCGGCGGAACGGCGGCCCCGGCCATCGTGGGCGACCAGCCCAACGGCGTCATCTCGCTTAACCTCGACGCGACCAACGAGAAGCAGGAATCCGGCCTCTACATGGCGGATTCGCTTCACATCAACCTCGATTACGGCCCGATCGTCGAGTTCCGGGCGGCCGTCCACACCGCTCCGACCGGGCAAGCGGAGCTGTATTTCGGCCTGACCAACAATTATGTCGAGGGGCCGATCGCCGAGGCGGACGCAGGCCCGACGGTTCACGCGCTCTTCCTGTTCGACGGCGGCCTGGCCTGCACGATCCACACGGACGACGCCTCCACGGACAAGGATGCCATCGCGACCGGAATCACGGCCGTGCTGGATACATACAACATCTACCGGATCGACTTCACCGACATCACGTCCGTCAAGTTCTTCATCGACGGCGCGCGCGTCGGGGCCGGGACCACCTTCGACATGAGCAACAGCTCCAACGTGGTGACGCAGCCCTTCATGTTCGCCCACAAGGAAACCGGGACGGGCGTCGGCAGCCTTTATATCGACTACATCAAGATCTGGTCGAACCGGGCGTAAGCTGGAGGATTGAACCATGGCAATCACGGTGACGAGTCCGGCGACGAAAGTCGGCTGGATCAAAAACGCGACCTCCGCCGACGCCTCCGGCTGCGAGGAGATCATCGCGGCCCCGGCCGCCGGGACGGCGATCAAGATCAGGCACCTGACGATCAACAACGGCGCCAACGCTATATCTATTACTATCGGGGCAGGCGAAACGGGAGGCGCGGTGACGACGGCGCTCATCGGTCCGGTGGCGTTCGCGGCGAACACTTCCATGCAATGGACCTTCAACCCGCCTCTGGAGTTGACGGCGGCTACGTCCCTGACGGTTGACGCCAGCGGCGCGGGCGCGATCTGCATCTTCGGCCAGGGCGTGATCGAGTAAGACCGTTGAGATCCTCTTCCGAGGATGCGGAGATGAAATGGGTGACGGAAATGCCTGACCAGCGCGGAGGTAGCATCGGCGAAAGCACGTTGACGGTGAAATGGTGGGCGGTTCTGACGGTCATTATCGGGATATACGGGTTCATGTTTATTTCAATGATGAACCATGAGAACCGCCTCACGAAGTTTGAAACACAAGTTCCTTATATTACAGAAAGTCTGACCGAGATCCGCACTGTAATGAAGGAAGTCCGCGACGATCAGATTAGGCGCTACGAGAAGGAGTTGAGGCAGCAGAATGGCCCGTCGAGACGTTAGCGGATTGATACCGGAGATGCGGGAGATTTACAAGGAGTTCTGTGCCGAGATGGACAAGGCCGGAATCCCGTGGATTTGCACATGCACGAGGCGCACCAAGGCCGAGCAGGAAGCCCTCTATGCCCAGGGCCGCAGCAAGCCGGGGCCAATCGTCACATGGACGTTGAAAAGCAAGCATATCGACGGTGAGGCGTTCGACATCGTGCTGCTGAAAAACGGTAAGCTGAATTGGGACATTTCCGATCCGGCATGGAAGAAGGCCGGGGAGATCGGCTGCAAGTTGGGTCTGCGGTGGGGAGGAAATTATGCGCGGTCAAAGGACTATCCGCATTTTGAGTTGAACGGGTCAAAAAAGGCGAAGGCATGAGGGCATATCTGATCACCGTTTCGTTCTGGGTTGTATGGTCTGGTGTGATGTTGATGTACCTGATCGGGTGCCTGAAACCGGAGGACTTCAGATGAGAAAACTTGCATTGCTGGCCTTGATGATTTTCGCTCTGGTTGGGTGCCAGCCTTCTGCCGCGATGTTAGAAGCTGAAATCGCGTACTATGAATATACCGCCGACATCATGAAGGCGCAGGCTGCACCGCAGAAGCCGATCCTTGAAATAAGGGCGATGGACCCGACGAAGGACATGGTCTTCTCAAACGTCGCGTCGATCACGGTCTATGCGACTCCGAATCCGAAGGAAGGCCCGCTGATGCCTCAATACCGCCAGGTCGACTATTCGGCTCCGTGGATACCAGCCTTTACGGGTGTAGCCGCAGGGCTGATTGGAGTCGGCGGCATCTGGGCGACGACACATGAGCTTGGCAAATACTGGACGAGCGGCACGAATTACAACATGTATGGGCAGGGCAGCAGCGTCAAGGTCCAGGGTGGCACCACGGCCAACATAAGCGGCGGCACGACGGCGAATGTCGGGGCCACGGACGCGACATCCATCCCGACTGTCGTGGAGCAGCCGCCTCCGGTGATCGTGCCTGCGGCTGAACCCGTGGTTGTCAATCAGCCCGCTCCGGTGGTGGTGCAGTAATGGAAGAATGGTCATTTGCTAAAGAGATTGGGAAAATATACAGGTCTGACCCTGCATACGACAAGACCGTTGACGATAATTTCCGGGAGCTGACTGAAAGTTATAATGATGAATGGATTTTGATAAAGCCGAAACCGGAAACGCAACCGTTCTTCTTTAAGTTAAAGAGGAGGCCATTGTGGAAGAATCTCTTAAAAAGCAGATCGAGCTACTTGAAAAAATTGTAGATTTGCAGAGACAACTGCTTGCCGCGAAGGGTACGTCCTATCCGGTGTATGTGCCGTACACTCCATATCTGCCATCGACTGATCCGTGGCAACCGTGGAAACCATACGGTCCTGTGTGGACGGGAAGCGAAACAGTTAGCGATAACATCTCATATACGATTACCAACCTCTATCCTGACACATGTTGTTCATTGGTGGTGCAGTAATGCGCGGCGAGAGGATGCAAAAAGCAAAGGTGATCGCAACTATTACGAACGAGTCATGAAGGAGATGGAGGGGTAAATGCGCGATGGGAAAATATCTTGACATAGACGATGTGTGCCATGGGAACCCGGTCGCGATGCAGGAGCTGGCCGATTTGCGAGCAGAAATCTCCATGCTCCGTGCGGCGCTGGTTCCGATTATCGACCTGTGGAACATGGGCAAAGTATTTAGTTCTTCATTTGAAATCTCGCAGAGAATGTACCTGGCGATTGAAGAGTGCATGAAGAGACTGAGGGGAGCCGAATGATCTGGCCAAGTCCGTGACGCCTTCGCTGCTCTGGGGTGGGATGCGTGGTCATGTGACCTGCTGCGACTCTGGTGCGAGGTCAACGGCCACGGCCAGAGGGATGGATTCAAGGCGTTCTGCCAGAAGTACGCGATTGACCCTGGCCAGGGTGATCAGGGTAAGGGTGCGGCAGGAAAGGGTGGCATAATGGCGACATACATCATTGACAGGCTTAAAGAGGCAAGCACTTGGCGTGGGATCATCGCCCTGCTGACAGCAGCAGGGGTGACGATCAGCCCTGAAATGGTGGACAAGATCGTGGCGGCGGGATTGGCCGTAATGGGAATTATCGGGATGTTTTTCAAGGACAAGACTACTGGCGGCGACTTCGAGGCGAAATGACACCACGGATAGACGACACGACCTATTACACGCTGGATGACCTGTATCAGGTCAAGCCGGAGCAGTTGCCGATGATGGTTATATCCGACAACCTTCGCGGAGCATTCGGGCTGTTGATCAAGATGGTAACGAAGTCCTTTTATAGCCACTTCATGTGGATGTACGCGCCGGGGAAATTCGCGACACAGTCATGGTGGTTCCACGCCGCCGATGCCAAGTCGTTCCAGGTCAACAGCCTCAAGCTGTTCTGGTGTCCGACATGGACGCAGGCCCAGCGGGACACGCTGACACAGGTCATCAATGGCTGCCTGTCGAAAGGGAAGTGGGCAACGCGGTATGACGTTCTGGGCGTGGTTGGGCAGTTTTTGGGATGGGACTGGCTCCAGAGTAAAAAGCACCAGTTCTGTTCGGAGCATATCGGCAAGCTCGCCCTGATCGACCAGGACGCGGCGGAATGGCTGGGGGTATGCCACAGCCCGACCCCGGAAGAAGTCAACGCATGGTTGAAGCAGGCGCGGAATCCGGACGGTTCCGAGCGGTATCCGGTCTGGGGAAGAGTGGTGCCGGGATAAGGAAACAAGCAATCAAGGAGGAAATGAGAGATGGCGGCATTTGTTAAATTCAACAAGTTTTTGGAGGCGCTGGCTGAGAAGAAGCACAACCTCGGTTCGGATCAGCTCCGCTTCGCCCTGACCAACACGCCCCCGACGGCGGCATCGGATACGGGGTTTCTGCCCGGATCGGCGCACCCGCCCCCGGCGGCGGCCAACGGCTACACGACCGGCGGCCATAATGCCACCATCGCGTCGTCGTCCGAATCCGGCGGCACCTATACGCTGGCCTGCACGACGGATGTGGTCATCACGGCCACGGCGGGCGGTATCGGGCCGTTCCGGTATGTGCTGCTGTATAACGACACGTCAACCGATGACCAGTTGATCGGGTACTGGGATTACGGCAGCTCTATCACGCTTGCGGATGGCGAGACCTTCACGATCGACGTGACGGCGAGCCTGCTGACAATCACATGATTGACGTAGCGATCTATCTGGCCGTGTTCATAGCGGGCGGTTCATTCGGCGCGATCTGCATGTGCCTGCTGTTCATGGGCCGGGACAATTAGGAGGATGGACATGAGAAAGAAGATTCTTTTGACGGCTTTGGTGCTGGCGGCCTTCGGGCTTCTGGTCGCATGGGGATCGGCACAGGCTGCGCCGTTTCTTGTCTGCAACCCACAGGAAGGCGTGATCGGCTATGAGATCACGGGGATCGAGACGCCCGGAACGATTGCGGCGCAGACGGACGGCTCATTGAAATACGACCTGGCGTCCGTGCCGAACGGCACTTACACTTTGACGGTTTCGGCCTGTAATGTGTGGGGATGCAGTAGCACGGCCCCTTTCGTTTTTACGAAACAAGTCCCAAGCGCACCTGCCGGACTTCGACTACTGGCAAAGTGACATGCAGCGACTCTACTACATGGCAGCAGCTTTGATCCTGTTCGCATCGCCGGTATGGGGCCTCGACTGCTCCCACAAGCCGCCATGTCCTCCCGGCACGACGGCACAGGAGAGCGTGTCATGCGAAGCCTGCTGCACCGACGGCTACGCGATCACTTCAGCGACTGACAAGTGGTGCTGTCCGATAGGGATGCATCCGACGGAAGACCACTTTGAGTGCGTCCCTAACGGCGCGATCCTGAAGTCGGACGGTTCTTGCTGGGCAATGAGTGAAACCGATCCCTGCTGCAAGACCGGCTGGCATACTGTCAACAAGTACGAGTGTTGCCCCGACGGGTTCACGCTGGCGACGGACAACGAGAGCTGTTGCACCTCACGGGCAGATGGGAAGTGCTGCCCTCCGCAGTATATCTACAACATTTTCTCTGGCTCTTGCCGTCCACCGAAGCCGACGGGAGTGATAGTCCGCTGATGACATTCTGGCTTGTGCAAGAGCTTGTGAAAGCGGAGGGGAAGGACGCAAAAGAAGTCGAGGTCGAGCGGCACGAATACGGATATGGGGATGTTCCGGTGGCCATAAAGGACCTGCTCCGCTCCCCGATGACGCTATCGCAGGGCGCAAGGATTATGAACGAATACAGGAGAAGTAATGGCGACATACACGATGAAAATTGATTCTGTCTGCCCTGGTGGGGAGCATATCGGGATTGCCCTCTACAAGGACGGAGTCAAGGTGAAGGTCAAGCAGATCACGAGGAAAGATGCAACGACGGATGACGCCGACCTGACTGATGCCATCATCTTCCTCATCAAGCGGGCGATCAAGGACAACGATGCAAACACAGCAGCCAAGAGAAAGGCTGCAATTGAAGGCATAAGGGTGGTGATCTAATGTCAATGGTTGAAAGAGTATGCACCTTTCCCGATACATACACTTATCCGGCAGTCGCCACAAGTGCGATCATGGACGCTACGGGTGAAAGGTACGCATACATTCAACAGATTCGTGTTGCTGGAAACATAGCAAAGATACACGCATATGCCGCTTCTGTTTCAGCAGCCGATGATGTGAAGGTGTCGTTGCAAACGGTTGATATGGCTACCGGACTACCGTCTGGAACTGTGTGGGCTACTACAACGGGAAATAAGGCGTATGGTGTTACTACGGTGTCGGCAGCCGGATGGCAAACATTCACCTTCACGGAAGTAGCGGCAGTTGCGGCTGGCGATTATGTAGCTATCGTTATTGAATGGAATAGCTATGTTTCTGGGAATATGCGCTTTTATCTGAACAAGGACGTTCTGGGTGGAGTCTGGTATATGCCCCATACCCTTTCAGACAATACCGCAACACCGGGGACGTGGGCCAAGGCAACACTTTACGATACACTTGCTGTCAATATAGAATATGACGATGGCAAGGCCTATAACAATGGTGTTCAGTTGGCGATGTCTGCTGCTGCTGGCACATCCATATCTTCCTCAACAACACCAGATGAAGTGGGCAATTATTTCCAAGTCCCGATCAAGATGCGAGCATATGGTTTTTGGTTCTATGGGGATTTTGACAACGCTGTCACATTCTCACTTTTAAATGCGAGCGGTACTACACTTGCCAATGCAGTATACGATCCAGACGTAAGGGGTGCGGCATCTTATGCTATGCATAACCTGTATTTCGACAGTGATCCAGCCTCAACCTATACACTGGAAACTGGCACATGGTATAGAATAATAATGACCCCCGGTGCTTCTGCGGTAGCTTATTATGAAATAAATGTTCAGTCAAACGCAATGATGGGCGGTCTGGACGGTGGGATTAACTTTTACAAGACATCAAGGGTTGATGGTGGAGCATGGTCAGAAACGACCACAAGCAGAATATTGCTTGGACTGTTAGTTGACCAGTTTGACATTGGTGGCTCTGGCGGCGGTGGTGGACTCCCAATAATAGGCGGATCGGTAGTGAGGTGACATAATGTTTCTTGGCACTTATGGCATAGACGAATATGTGGCGATCCCTGTGGTGACGCACAGGTTTTCAAGTGGTGCGGCATATGCACCCACGGCAATCACCTATTCGATATATGAGGAGGGGAACACGACGGGGCTGGATGAAGATGTTGACATGACACCTGCATCTCCATTCGATAGCGTGGTCGGCTTCTATTACGCCAGACGGCAACTTACCGCAGCAGCAGGGTTTGAGGCCAACAAGACCTATGTCGTTCTGGTCAAGGCCACGGTGGATGGTGTATCGGCAATAGACGCTCATGTGTTTCAGATTCGCCCGCTCCAGACAGGCGACGCCTACGCCATCGTCAATCACGCCAGCTATGGAAACGCGCATCTCGTCAGAAGCACGACACCGGACAACACCCTTTCTGTGGATGCCAACCATCTTGTGGCCGTACCCGACACGCAGAAGGTGGATGTCAACACGATCAAGACCGTTGCGGTTGCGGCAACTGCCACGGTGACTTTCCAGTCTGGGACGATTCCGATCACGACGACCGAGATGGCGGCGGATGTGAAAAAGATCAACGGCACGACTGTAACTGGCGACGGCGATTCCCCGCCGTGGGGACCAGCGTAACATGGGCGCGGCTTGGGTAGCTGGCTCGTGGGCGGTCGGCGCATGGGCTGACGGGGCATGGGTCGAGGCTGGTGCTTTCAGCCTGCCTGTTGAAAGTGGCTCTTTAACATTATCCGGCACGGCGGTAGGCCTAAAGGCGACGAGAAAACTCGCCACGGCAAGCGGTTCGCTGGCCCTGTCTGGAACGGCTGTATCCCTCAAAAAAGGGTACAGGATCGCGGCAGAGTCTGGACCGCTGTCATTGTCTGGAACAGCCGTCGCGCTGAAGGCGGGCAAGGCCCTTGCCTGCGCCTCCGGTTCATTGGCACTTTCGGGCACCGCAGTCGTTCTGAAGGCAACCCGAAAACTGGCAATAGCCAGCGGGTCATTGACCCTGAACGGCACCGCCGTCACGCTGACCAAAACGGGCAGTTTCAGTTTGGCCTGCGCCAGCGGTTCGCTCGCGCTGTCCGGCACAGCCGTCGGACTGAAGGCAACGAGGACGCTTGCGACGGCATCCGGAAGCCTTGCCCTCTCCGGCACAGCCGTTGCGCTCAAGGCCGCCCGCAAGCTGGCCACCGCCTCCGGCGCATTGACCCTGGCAGGGACGGCCGTCGGCCTGACGAAGGTCGGCTCCTACTCGCTGGCATGCGAGTCCGGAAGCCTGTCACTCTCCGGCACGGCGGCGGGACTCAAGGCCACGCGCAAACTGGCGACGGCAAGCGGCAGCCTGGCCGTGAATGGAACGGCCGTTGTCCTGCGGACGGCCAGAAAGCTCGCCACGGCATCGGGGGCGTTGTCGCTGGCAGGGACGCAAGCCGGGTTGAATCGCGGCTTGAAGCTGGTCGTGTCGTCCGGGGCGCTTTCCCTGGCCGGAACGGCAACTACGTTGAAGCCGGCCCGGAAAATCGCCGCCGCGTCCGGAAGCATTGCCCTGGCGGGAACGGCGGTCGACCTGAAATACAGCGGGGCGTATCCGGACACGGTCGAGCTGGGCGAGACGATCGGAGCGCGGGAGTTCACGGACACGATTCAAAAACGGGAGTTCACGGACATCATGTTCAAGCGGGCGGCGTGAGGCGACAATGACCCACTTTCAGAAGTACGCATATGAGGAGCTTTGGCGGTATTACGCATTCGCCAGGGCGGACGGCAAGGACGGACTGATCGCGGGCGAGGAGCTGTCCAGCGTTGCGGTGACGTGCCTGGATGCCGGCGGAACGGACAAATCATCCACCATGATCTCCGACGCCGCCGTGCATACGACCAAGACAACGGCGATTTACAAGCTGAAGGGCGGGACGGCAGGGGAAACCTACACCGTCGTTGTCAAGGTGACGACGACCAACGGCCAGAAGATCGAAGGCACGGCAACGGTGGAGGTGCTTTGAAATGGGGCTGCGGGACCAGATGTCGAATGACCTGACGACGTTCTTTGACGAAGACGGATTCGCCCAGGCGGCTACCTGGTGGCAGGGAATCGCCGCCCATGCCGTCAGTGTCATCTTCGACAATCCGCGCAGCGCCCTGGCGGTATATGACGATCAGGTCGCGGAGTATGTCCCCCAGGCGCAGTGCGCGGCGTCGGCCGTGTCCGGGGTCGCCATCGGCGACGGGCTGGAGATCGACGGGACATATTACAACATCGTCAATGTGGCCTATGACCTGGACGGCCTCGTGGCAACGCTCGTGCTGAGCAAGGATTAGGCGATGGCGACCTCCATTCGGCAGCAGATCATGACGGAGGTGGACACCCGGCTGAAGGCGATGCTCGTCGCCAACGGCTACGAGCTGGACCTCGGCAAGAGCGTCCACGAGTGGCGCTCGATCCCGCTGGACGAGGCGGATCTTCCGGCCGTCGTGTACCGGGACCGGAACGAGGCCCTGGAGATCACCGTCGGCAGGCACGACCACCGCATGGATCTGGAGATCGAATTGATCCTGTCCGGAGCTGCGGCCCCGACGGATATGCGGCGGGCCGTCGCCGACGTGGTCAAGGCGGTCGGTTCCGACCGGACCTGGGGCGGACTGGCCTTCGATACGGGGTACGGCGAGGGCGAGAGCATTACCGTCGTGCAGAACGAACGGCGCGTTGCCGGGGCGATTTTGAGGTTCGTCGTGAGTTATGTGACAGACCCGTTCGACAATTACACATAGGAGGATGGAGCGATGATCACCAAAAAGGGATGGGACAGGGTCACGATGATGAGCCTGTTTTCCAAGGAAGCGACCTACAACGCCGGGGTCGTGATTGCCGCCGGCACCGGCACGGCGATGACCGGCTACGAGCTGGACGTGACCTGGCCGGACAAGATCGGCAACGACAAGGAGGAATTGACGGCCAAGGAGTTCGGCTACGACCAGCAGATCATGGCGCAGGCCGTCAAGCTGGTGTACCGCGAGGCGAAGTGCAAGCCCAACACCCTGGCCGGGCTCGGAGCGCTGGTCCTCGGATCATGCGCGAGCACGCAGGACGGCGCGCTGACCGCATACAAGCACTACATCACGCCGATCGCGGCGAGTTCGGCGATCCCGTCGATCACGGTCGAGGACAAGATCGGCGGCGTCCAGTACAAGTACGACGGCGTCAAGGGCGAGTCCCTGAAGCTCTCCGGGACGGCCGGCGGGACGCTGGCCCTGGACTGCGAGATGATCGGGTCCGGCACCCGCACGGCCTCGGCCACGGCGGCCCTCACGCCGCTGACGGAGTCCTACATGATCCTGTCCAACTGCAAGGTCTGGATGGAGAACGGGTCGAACGTCTCCATCACGACCCCGGCCACGCAGGACGCGGAGAACATCTCCTCGGCCACGCCGGAAGACCTGAAGGCCCGCATGCAGTCCTTCGAGTTCCAGTTCAAGAACAACCTCCGGGGGCAGTACGGCTTCGGCGGCGGCCTGGTCTACCAGGACATCGACCGGGTGCGGCGCGGCGCGGAGCTGAAGCTCTCCATGTTGTTCGATTCCACGACGGAGCTGGGGTTCTTCACGGCCCAGGACGCCCTGGCCGTCGAGTTCGACCTGAAGGGCGCTCTGATCGCCGTCACCGGCACGATGTACTACGGCATGCAGCTCATCATTCCCCGCTGCAAGCTGCGGGAGGCTCCGGTCCCCAAGGGCGGCCCGAACGACGAGGTGAGCTGCGACCTGGAATACGAGGTCTTCGAGAACGGCACGGACCCGGCGGTGCAGCTCTACGTTTACAACGCCCAGGCGGCGTACATGGCATAATCGCGGAAGGGAGGCAATTTTCAATGGCAAGGATCGGTGCGTCGATTGAAGTGAAGATCGGAGAGGACGGTCTGATCGAGTTGCGAGAACCCACCAACCAGGAGTGGAACCGCTTTGAGGCGGAGCGGTATCCCATCGGGCGGAACCAGAAGCTCCGGAACAACGCCACGGCGGCCCGCGCGGCCCTGTTCGACCGGCTGGTCCTGCGGATCGACAACCTGGAGGACGGCCAGGGCAAGCTCGGTCTGGACACGCTGGACCGAATTCCCGAGCGGCTGAAGTCGGACATCGTCTTCAAGGCCTTCGAGTCCGTCGAGCAGGTCGAAGTAAAAAACTGATCGCGGACCTCCGCCTCCTCTCCGAGCGGGAGGGGGTCCCCGGATGCGAGGACTGCGAGGCCTGGGACGAGAACCCGGCCGATTTCGTCGTGGAATCGCTCTGCCCGATCTGCCCGTGGGGGCGTGAGCTTCGCGAGCCGCAGGCGATGGAGCGCCTCATGCGCTTCCTCTCGCTTCTGGACGCGGGCTGCCCGCTGGAGCGCCACGAGCTGACCAATTCCGACTGGGTCCGCCTCGGCCTGCTCCGGGCCGAGCGGTCCCGGCTCCTGATGGAGAAGAAATACGATGGCGAACCTCTCTGAAGAATTCTCCTACATCATCTCGGCCAAGGACCTGACGGCCGACGCGGTCGCCTCGGCCAAGGCGGGCATCCAGAACCTGAAATCCGCCTCGCAGGACGCGGCATCGCAGATGGAGCGCCACTGGGCGGCCTTCAAGTCGCAGTGGGTCGGCGTCACGGCGGCGGTCGCGGCAGCGGCGGTTGGGATCCGCGAAGCCTGGGGGATGATGCGGGATGCTGCGGACTACATAGAGCAGATGCAGCTCCTCGACGCCCTCGCCAGTAAGTACGGCCAGTCGTCGGACAGCATCGTCAAGAGCATCCAGCGGGCCTCCGACGGCATGATCAGCATGGGCAAGGCGGCGGAGGTTGCGGGAGCCGGTCTCGCCAAGGGCCTGTCGCCGAAGCAGCTCACGGATCTGGCCCATTCCGCGCAGGTCCTGGCCGACTTCATGGGGGTCAAGGTCGAGGACGCCTTCGCGCAGTTCGCCGCCGCCCTGGAGACGGGCCGCACCAGGTCGATCACGGCGGCTATCGGCATCACCGAGATGACCGAGGCCACGGAGAATCAGGAAAAGGCCATGACGAAGGCGGAGAAGGCCATGCAGGCCTACAACGCCATCATGACGGCGACGGCCAAGATCGAGTCCCAGCTCGGCGAGGGCACGGACAGCCTGGCGGACAAGATGGAGCGTTTCGAGATCCAGATGAAGGACCTGAAGACGGAGCTGGGGGTCAATCTGCTGCGGGCCGGAATGCTCGCCGCCTCCGCGTTCAATTACCTCGCCGCCGGCGTCCTGGGGCTTGTCGCGGCCAACGAGCGGCTGTGGGGGCAGACGGAAAATGCCGAGGCGGCCTGGGGCGCCCGGAACGAGCTGGTCAAGCGCTCGGCGGAATACTACAAGCTGGCCACGTCCTCGACGGCGGAGCTGACGGCGGCGATGGCGAAGAATGCCGCCGCCGCGGATCAGATCGCCGCCGCGGATCGCAAGCAGGCCCAGGCGGCTTCCGATGCGACCAAGGCCCTTCAGGGACTCGCCCAGGCGCAGGCCAGGGTCGGCGAGGAGCAGTTGAAGCTGGCGCAGTCGAAATACGGCGAATCCCTGAAGGCGGAGGGCGCCACGATCGCCGGAATGCGCGCCTCCCTGCAGGGCTACCTGGCGACGCTCACCGCCGTCTACGACGCCCGGATCGACGGCGAGCAGAAGATCATGGACATGATGGCCAGATCGAACATCTCCGGAGCGGACCTGGCCAAGCAGCAGGCCGAGGTCCTGAAGGCGGAAAAGGCCTTCATCGCCGACAAGCTGGCCGCCTGGAAGGCCTATTACGATGCGCTCGCCTCCCAGCACAAGACCGCCACGGACAAGATGAAGACGCTCACCGCCGAGCTGGCCGCCCTGGAGAAGGAGCAGCGGGCGCAGCAGCAGGGATTCGCCGCCACGATGCTGGACCTCCAGACGAAGCTGGCCCAGGCCAGGGGCAAGGCGGCAACGGACGAGTCGATCTACGCCATGAAGCTCCAGGCCATCGAGCAGCAGCGGGCGGACGCAAACAAGCTCTCCGGCGCGGAGCAGGTCGCCGCCCTGGAGAAGGTCAAGCAGCAGTACGCCGCCCTGACCGGCGAGGTGACGACGGAAAGCAAGGTGTGGGACACGGCGCAGTCCAAATGGATCACGCAGAACGAGGTCATCCTGACTTCGGAGAAGCAGATCCAGGCGGCCATTCAGAACGTCGCCTCCGTGACGGAGGAGATCGCCTCCGCCCAGCAGAAGCTCATCGACGGGAAAAAGGCGGAAATGGACCAGGTGGAGCAGAGCCGCGCCAAGCTCGCCGCCGCCATGAACGAGGCGAAGGCCGCCATGACGGAGTACGAGGCGCAGATCCTCAAGGTCGCCGACGAACTGGCCAAGCTGGACAAGGAGATCGCGATCAAGGTCAACGACGCGGCGACCCCGGCCATCCGGCAGATCCAGGCCGAGCTTAACCGGCTCGTCAGCACGCCCTACACCGTCACGGTCCAGATCAAGCAGGTCGGCGGCGAAGGCGCGGCGGTTGCCGCCGGAACGGGCGTCTCCGCAGGAACGGGCGTATCCGGAGGGTATGAAGGCGGAAGCGTCTCATGGGAGTCCTTCGGCGAGGGCGCGGCCTCTGCCGGCAGTTATGCGCTGCCGTCCGCAACCGAAGGATACGCGCTGCCGGGCACGGGCGGCTACGAGCTGTCCTACGGCGAGGGGCTTCCGTCCTACGCCTTCGGGACGCGCTATGTCCCGCACACCGGGGCGTTCCGCCTGCACGAGGGCGAGGCGGTCGTCCCGAAGCGGCAGGCGCAGGCCATCGGTCAGACCATCCACTTTTCCCCGTCGATCAGCATCAGCGGGGGCGGGAAGTCCCCGGAGCAGCTCGCCCGCGAGATCGTCAAGCCGCTCCGCGCGGAGATGCGGCGGCTGGAGGCCGTCGGCGCATGAAGACCTTCACGACGAATTTCAACACCGAGAAGAACAAGAAGACCGGGGCCGCCCCGGTCTGGATCCTGAAGATCCCCTTCGTGGCCGGGACTGTTTACCTCTCGGACCGCGTCTTCACCTATACGGGGATCACGGTCAAGCCGTGGGTCGCAAGCTGGGGATCGATCGACGAGGACATCTCCGGCGCGATGGGCCAGCCGCAGGTCTCCGACTTCTCCGTCAATATCATCATCGACCCGGACGAGGCCACGGACATCCACGACCTCCTGTGGAGCGAGACCGTCGAGACGCTGGACTGCGAGCTGTACCTGTGGTTCGAGGGCCTGACCGTGGCCACCGATCCCATGGTCTTAATGTGGACCGGCAACATCATCGATTTCGAGCGGATCGACGAGCTGGTCTACCGCGTCGATCTCGTGGACGAGAGCCAACGGGTGAACAAGTCCGTCGGGCGCGTCCTCTCTCTCGCGGACTACGCCAACGCCTACCTGAACGATGTGGGCTACACCCTGCCGATCGTTTACGGGTCCGTGACGAAGGTTCCAGCCATGCGCCTGGACGTGGGCAAGGTCACCAGCCTGCCGTCGGCGATCACGGATTCGGCCACGACCATCGCCGTCAGCGATTCGACCGGATTCACGGCCGGAGACCATATTCTGATCGATGTGGAAGAGATCGTCATCGGGGCCGTGTCGGGAAACAGCTTCACCGGCTGCACCCGCGGCTATTCGACGACGGACAACGTGGCCCACAGCGCCGGATCGACGGTTACCGAGAAACAGGCAACGCATGTCTATATGTTTGCGGATCACCCCGTCAAGGCGATCGACGCGGTATATACGACGGTCAACGGCGTCCCGGTGGATGTCACGTCCCTGGCGACTGTTTATACCGGGCAGACCGGAGATGAGCTGGCTGGATATGAGGACAAGGCCGTCGTCACGCTTCCGGGCTATGTGTCCTATGCGAAGGCCGTTTCCGTCGGGATTGTGGACACAATTGCCGTTCAAGACACGATCAGCGTGTCAGACACCATAGGCGTCAGCGATACCATAGGCGTCAGCGATACCATAGCCGTCAGCGACACGATTGCCGTCAGCGACGGCATCGTAATCAACGACAATATCAACGTCAACGCAAACACGGCCAACACGACCGTCAAATCCATATTGAGCACGAATACCCATGCCGCGCTGACGGAGGCGAACAACGACGAAGACACCACCGGCCTGTTTTATCCGTCCGTAAATGTAAACGGCGTCTGGACGCAGAAGTGGGTTGAGGTGACTTACAGTTGGGGGTGCCCGGTGCTCCCGACGCTGGATACCTACACAGCCGAGTTCATTCTGGTATTCGGAGGCACGAACAAACCAGCCAACATCACCATCGCCAACCTCTCGAAAGCATACGGGATCGTGCCGTTGAAGGGATCGCCGGTGATTGCTCCCTATACGATGAACTCGAACAACATCAACTCCTCCGATACGGTCAAATTGAGAATGAACTCCTCGACCACCAACACCTTCGGCGGCGATTGGTTCATCGGGATTGACAATGTGAAGTTCTGCGGCGAAGGGACCATCACCATCAACACCGGAAAGACCGGCGTTGCCAACCGGACTGGCGCTGTCACCAAAACCGGCTCGGCATCCAAGTCCGGCTCGGCATCCAAGACCGGCTCGGCATCAAAAACCGGTGCGGCATCCAAAGCCGGAGCCGCAACCAAGACCGGGACCGTGACGATCTCCAGCGACTCCTATGCGGATGTGGCCGTCGGGATCGACATCCTTATCACCGGCAAGGGCTACCAGGACGACGGCAGCGGGACGTTCACCGGGTCGGCTTCCGCCCTGATCGAGCGGCCGGACCATATCTTCAAGCATTTCCTCTACACCTACGCATCATGGCCGGTGGCGGACTTCTCCACGGATGCGGCTACGCCCTTCGCAGCGGACAGCT